GATACTAAAGATATTGTTGCGGGTATTTTTGACAAAGTGCATACAAATATTGTTATCATTGATGACAAAACTTTTGTGCAGATGATTAAACGAACTCAAAAAAGATTCGATTCAAATTCTTTTATTGAGTATGTGAAATCAATTAATGATAGTGAATTGCTTGATTGCATTAATAAGTTTTATAAAACTATTGATACAGTTGAGTATAAACCTTTTAATGCTGATTATGATGTAGCAATTAAAAAAGATTTAGGGGGTTTCGATGCCAAATAATAATTTACCCTCTAATTTAATTTCTACTTTGTTAGCTGAAAAAGTTGGAACGAATGTAGATACATCAAGAATTAACTCTCTCATAAATGATGAGAGAGTTAGAAGTCTTAACTATGAAATACTTTATAAATTCTTAGAGAGTGCGGTTGAAGAATTTATTTTAGTTAATCATGGAAACCCTTTAGCTGATGACTTTAGAAATAAAGTTATTAATAAAATGGGTGATGTACTTAACTTGCTAATCGGCAAAGCTACTGATGAGCAAGATATCAATTAAGTATGCTAACGATATACCCCCGATAATCTCGGGGGTGTATCTACTTATTAACTCTAAGAATAATAGAGTTGATTATGTCGGTTGCTCAAGGAATGTATATCAATGTGTTATGGGTAGTTATAAGTTGAGACCTATCCATAAGCTAAGAGTATTAAAATGTTCTAGTGCTAACCTTACACACTATCGGTCTAGAGTATCCAATCTATTTAGACCTAAGCTGAACTGTATCCGATACCAATAGAGGTACCAAAGCCCTACTCAATCTAGGTAGGGCTTTCGGCTAACCCCACCCCCCTTTAACAGCGTTTATGTATCTTAGCGTTAGGACTTTACAACCTATTACATACAAGTATACAGTAGTAAAAACTTATGTCTCACGAATTATTAACCACTGAGCAGTTAAGAGATAACGTAGAAAAATTATTTATCCAACATATTAAACTTTGTCAGGATAATTTTTTGTATTTTGTACAAACTGTTTGGCCAGATTTTATTTGCAGAAAAGAAAGGGACCCAAAAAAGTGGGGCCACCATCAGCACATTGCATATGAATTAACTAAAATTTCTAAAACAAAAGGAGGTAGACTGATCGTTAATATGCCTCCGCGTCATACAAAATCAGAATTTGCATCTTATCTATTCCCAGCATGGATGATCGGTAAATATCCTAAAATGAAAATTATGCAAGTTTCTCACAACGCAGAACTTGCTGGAAGGTTTGGTAGTAAGGTTCGTAACTTAATGGAGACTCAAGACTATAAACAAATATTCGGAGATGTTAAACTAAGAGAAGATAGTAAGGCTAAAGGCCGATGGGAGACCAACCATGGCGGGGAATACTTTGCAGCGGGTGTAGGCGGTTCTATCACAGGACGAGGGGCGGACTTACTTATTATCGATGACCCACATACGGAACAAGATGCTCTATCAGATTCTGCCATGGAGAGAGCATACGAGTGGTACTCTTCTGGTCCACGTCAGCGTTTACAACCAGGTGGTTCCATCTTGTTAGTTATGACTCGTTGGGCTCAAGATGATTTGACAGGACGACTATTAAAAAATCAATCAGAATTAAAATCAGATAAATGGGAACTAATTGAGTTTCCTGCAATCTTAGAAACAGGAAAACCTGTGTGGCCAGAATATTGGTCACTAGAAGAATTAGAAAAAGTTAAAGCATCTATTTCACCAAGAAATTGGAATGCACAGTATATGCAAGACCCAGTGGCCGAGGAAGGAGCTATTTTAAAACGTGAGTGGTGGCAACCATGGAAAGGCGAGGTACCTCATCTCAAACATATTATACAAAGTTATGATACAGCATTTTCTAAAAAAGAATCTGCTGACTATTCTGCTATTACGACATGGGGAGTCTTTGAACCTACACCAGGAGATAATTGTTTAATTTTATTAGATGCAGAAAAAGGTCGTTGGGACTTTCCTGAATTAAAAGCAGTTGCTTTTGAAGCGTACAAGTATTGGGAACCAGAGTCCATTATTGTTGAGGCAAAGGCCACTGGCCAACCACTCATTCAAGAGATGCGTAGAGCTGGTATTCCTGTCATGGATTTTATCCCTACACGAGGTAAAGATAAGCATTCTAGAGTTAATGCTTGTGCCCCTGTCTTTGAATCTCAAAACGTATATTACCCACATGGACAGCATTTTGCAGAGGAAGTGATTGAAGAATGCGCTGCATTTCCTTATGGTCAATACGATGATTATGTAGATAGTACAACCCAAGCTGTGTTAAGATACCGTCAAGGTAACTTCGTATCTACGTATATGGATGAACCAGAACCAATGAAAATAGAAGGAGAATATAAATATTATGTCTGAAGCTAAAAGAAAAAAAGCATCTAAAAGTGCAATGGAAGCTATTATAGAAAAACAAAGACAAAAAGACAGTGATAGACTAACTGATGCAGATATTAAAGCAGCTCGTAAATTTACTGAGAATGCAGCTAAATCAGAAATGGAAAAAGATATTGAAATCTATCAAAACGATAGAACCAAAGGTCTTCCACAAGAAGCTTATGACCAAGCAGACCAAGAACTTCGTTATGAAGCACCTAAGATGAACATGGGTGGCGAGTGTCGAGGATCCAAAGCTATTCGAGGAAAGAAATTTACTGGTGTATTTTAATGGCACACGAAAAGAACATAACCAAATCTTATAAGGTTGGAGATCAAGAAATATTTTACAATACTCCAGATCCTACTTTGGATGTTCCAGATATGAGTTTACCTAAAGAATATGGTAAACAATATCATTCTTTAAAAGAAGCGGTTGAAGGAGCTAAATCTATTTCTAAAAAATTAGATAAATTTTCTAAACATAAACATAGTGAAGGCGGTTTCATAGATTATTATAAGGATATTTTGTAATGGCAGAAATTAAACGACCACAAAGTTATATAGAGGCAATACAACAAGGAGGAATACCAGATCTTCCTACAAGCCCTACTATAATTGTAGGTAAGAAAACAGAAGAAGGAAGTCCCTCTTTGTTAGGAGGACTTGCAGCATTAGGTGCCACTGTTATAGGAGCATCTACATTAGGACGTCTTCCAGGAGTAAGAAATTTTTTTAAAACTACTGTACCTAAAGTAAAGATTACTCAACCCTATACTCCTGTAAAAGCTACTATGGCTACAGAAAACTTACCAACGGCCACTGGACAAGCTCAAGAATTAATTAATACTAGTAGAGCATTAACTATTCCTAAATCAAAATATAATAAAGTTGCAGACATTCCTTTCACACAAGGAAAAGGATATACCGCACATGAGTTGGATAATCCTTTAGTAGGACATGCTTCTTATGACCGTGTATTAGAAGCACCTTTTGAAAAAGCTCCTGCCAAAGATTGGATTAAATGGTTATCGGAAGCAGATTCAGGACAATTAAAAGTTCCATCAGGAACTTTAGCGGGAGTAAGTAGACAAGTTCAAAAAGAAGAATTAGCAGATTTAAATCTATTAATTCAACAAGGAAAAGAAATAAAAGGGGGATTTTTAAAATCTGCTATGGATGAAGGACTAGACATAGATAGGGAACTTATTCTTAAAATGATAAAAAGTTCTCCTTTAAATAATATTAAACCTGTTGTTAAAGTAGCGCCAGGAAATTTATCGGAAGATGTTTCTAGTATTATTAATGATTTACGACCTATACAAAATAAATTAAGCGCAGAATTAAAAGTTCCTGCAGGAACTTTACCCGAAGTAAAAAAATCTTTAGGTGAAATAGAAGATGCATATTCAGTCATTAAAAGTCAGTTATCCGACATGACAAGAAAAGGACTTACTTCAGGGAGTCCTATTGGTTCTTCTGATATAAAATCAGTACAAGATGCTTTGTTAGCTATTGGAAGAGCAGACCCAGAATTAGCTCCTGTAGCACAAAATGCTTTAGTTAAATTTAATAAAGTAACAGGAGTTTATAATAATCAAGCATCTCCTATTGCACAAGAAGGTTTTTACACGAATTTAGACAAACTAGTGGGTCTTCCTAAACATAAACAAGCAATGAATGGAAAATATGATATTTTAGGGGGAGAAAATTTTACAGAAAAGGTATTTATTTATGATAATAAAATACCTAAAGTACGTGAAGACCGTTTTAAATATGTAGGACAGTCTCCTCATTTTGTTCCAAATAAAGAATTATTTTTTGTAAGATATGACGATTTACCTAATCCTAAATTAGGAGGAAGACATATTAGAGTATCAGAAGCTCAATCCGATTTACATCAACCTGCTACTAGTGCTATGCAAAGCATAAGAGAAGATTATTTTATAAATAAAGTTAATACTTTTAACTCAAGTGGAACTTTAGATATTTATAAAAAACAATTAGATGAATTAAGAGAACAAATTAGACCTTATATGGAATTAGGAAGAGGATCTATAGGACTTACTAAACAAGAAGCTCAAAATTTTAATCGTTTAAAATATAAAATTAATCAATTAGAAAAAAGTGCGTTAACTGCAATAGTGGATAAAGGTTCTATACAAAGTACTACTTATGGTCCTTTAGGTAATTCTTTTAATGATTATATGATTAAAGATTTATTAAGAACTATGGCAAAAAGAAATATTAATCATATTTCTATTGTTCCTGCTCCTATGAACGGAAATATTAAAGGTTTTGATCCTGAAAAATTTGGTAATGAAATGAACTACGGATTAATGAATGGAAAAAAAATGACAGCAGAGGTAAAAAAAGTAAAAGAAGCTTACATGCCAGATACTACTGGAATGACGCGAGAACAAATAAGAGGAGTTAGAAAAATTCCTGCTGAATATGAAAAAACAGGAAGAATGATTCCAAGTAATCAATATTCTGTTTTAAATGAATCTTTAAATAGAATTGCAAAACAATATGGCGCTAAATTTGAATTACAACCAATGCCAAAAAGTAATCCTAATAAACCATTTAAAGTTATTCAAGTGTTTAGTTCTAAAGAAGATTCCAGTTATAGAAAAGCAATAGAAAGTGGAAGAGCACATTACACGAAAAAAAGAGGAAAAGAATATATCTATGAAGATCATATGGCTGCTGCAGATACTCCAGAACAAGCGGAAACAATAGCTAAGGCATTTGAATCCAGTAGTAATACTAGAGGAAAAATTATGATTAAAGAATTAAGTCCTGATAGTCCACAAAACTATGAAATGGTTCCTACTTTGTCCGCAAGTTCAGAGGTATTAAAAAAGTTCTTATTGCCTTTCAAAGCATATATGCATGAAGGTGGTTTTGTAGATAAAACCAATATATTTAAATCTATCATATAGATTTATTCCCCATAATCGTTTACTATTAGTATAAAATACGTATAAGGAGAATATTATGGCTAGCAAAAAAATGAAAAAACTAGGTAAAGCAGCAGCATTATTGGGAGCCGCTTACGCAGCTTCTAAAATGGGAAAAGGCAATGAAGACGGTATCACTAATTATAATTATGATACACCAGATGGTATCACTAATTACGATAAAGAACCTTCTATGTTGGGCAAGATAAAAAAAGGAGTTCAAGATTATGTAACTAAAGATTACACAATTACTGCTCCAGATAAAAATCCAAATTTACCCACTAAAGACACTATGAACTTTTCATTCATGGGTGGTGCTAAAACAGGTACTTTTGTAACTGCTAAAACCAAAATGGGAAGAAATAAAAAAACAAGAATCTGCTAATGGCGATTGAAGACAACACACCTGTCAACGAGGAAGAAGTTGACGTTGAAGAAGAAGCTGTAGTCAATTTTGATTCTGAACAAGAACCAGAAACAGAAACTCAGCCACAGGATTTCTATGCCAATTTGGCAGAAGAGATTGACGAACGTGCGTTGAATGAATTAGCAGGAGATTTAATATCAGAATATGATGACGATCGAGCTTCTAGAAAGGATTGGGAAGATGGTTATGTAAAAGGTTTAGACCTACTTGGATTCAAGTACGTAGAAATTAACAAACCATTTAGAGGAGCAGCTAATGTTACTCACCCAATGCTTTCAGAGGCAATCACTCAATTTCAATCACAAGCTTACAAAGAATTATTACCATCCGATGGTCCAGTAAAAACTCAAGTCGTTGGAGCTACTTCTAGAGAAATAGAAGATCAAGCAAATCGTGTTAAAGAATTTATGAATTATCAAATTATGGAGAAGATGGAAGAGTATACTCCTGAGTTTGATCAAATGTTATTTTATCTTCCTCTAGCAGGATCTACTTTTAAAAAAGTTTACTATGATGCAATGTTGCAAAGACCTGTGTCTAAATTTATACCAGCAGAGGATTTAGTAGTTCCTTATTACACTACTGATTTAAAAGAATGTTCTAGAATTACTCATGTAATTAAACAAACAGAAAATGACTTGAAGAAAAAAATGGCTTCAGGTTTTTATAGAGAAATAGAACTATTAAAACCACAAGACAAACAAGATAAGATTCAAGATAAATATGATTCGCTAGAAGGACTTAAAAAAGTAGAATCTAGTGATGTGTTATATACCATTTTAGAAATGCACGTAGATTTAGATCTATCAGATTACATTGCAGAGAAAGAAGAAGATCAATTAAATATAAAAATACCTTACATCGTAACTATTGAAGAATCTTCTAGACAAATTTTAGCTATTTACAGAAATTACAAAGAAGGAGATCCTTCTTTCACTAGAAAAGAATATTTTGTACACTTTAAATTTTTACCAGGTTTAGGATTTTATGGTTTTGGTTTAATTCACATGATCGGTGGATTAACAAGAACAGCGACTGCTGCTCTTAGACAACTACTCGATGCTGGTACATTATCTAATTTACCTGCTGGATTTAAATCTAGAGGTATGCGAGTGCGTGATGATGACCAACCTATTCAACCAGGAGAATTTAGAGATGTGGATGCGCCTGGTGGAAACATCAGAGATCAGTTTCAATTGCTTCCATTTAAGGAACCAAGTCAAACTTTATTTAATCTTTTAGGTTTTTGTGTCACTGCAGGACAAAGATTTGCAGGAATTGCAGACATGCAAGTGGGCGATGGCAATCAACAAGCGGCCGTTGGCACTACTGTAGCTCTATTAGAGCGTGGAAGTCGTGTTATGAGTGCAATTCACAAGCGTTGTTACTATGCAATGAGGATAGAATTTAAACTTTTAGCAAAAGTTATCGCAGAATACCTACCTCCAGAGTATCCATACGCAGTTTTTGGTGGAGATAGGATGATTAAAGCGATAGATTTTGATGAAAGAGTCGATATTTTGCCTGTTGCAGACCCAAATATCTTCTCTATGGCTCAAAGAGTGACTTTAGCACAGACACAATTGCAAATTGCACAGTCTAATCCTCAAATTCACAACATGTATGAGGCATATAGACGAGTTTATGAAGCTTTAGGCACTAAACAGATACCAGAATTACTAAAAGATGAGCCACAACCACAACCAAAAGACCCTGCAATCGAAAATGCAGAGGCTTTACAGATGGCAATTGCTCAAGCTTTCCCAGATCAAGACCATGATGCGCATATTGCTGCCCATGCAGCCTTTATTCGTACAAGAATGGTACAAATTAACCCTCCTGTGTATGCTTTATTGCAAGGACATATATCTCAACACGTTTCTTACAAAGCAAACATTGAAGTAGCTAAAATGGTGGCTCAAAACCCACAATTTCAACAATTAGCACAACAAAACCCTGAAGAATATCAAAAAGCATTTAACTCTGAGGTGTCTAAACGTATTGCACAGATCACTATGGAGATGGCTCAACAGGAAATGAACGCAGAGGGGGCTAAACAAGACCCTCTAGTTATGTTAAAACAGAGGGAGATAGATCTTCGTGCACTAGACTTACAAAGAAAACAACAAGAAGCAGTGATGAAGATGCAGTCAGATCAAGATCAGTTTGAAGAAAAGCTAGATTTTGATAAAATGAAATTAGAAACAATGGACGAACAGTCCGATAAACGATTAGCTGTGGCCAGAGAAAAAATGAACGCAGTTAAAAAAAAGGAGAAATAACATGGCTGGAAAAAAATACGGATTAGAAGATAAATACAAATCATTAGGAGTAAGAGAAAGAACAATAGCTATTAATCCTATGCAA